CGTGGAAGAGCGACAAGGTCGGGCACCCGACGGACGACCCGGTGAAGACAAACGACCACGCGCTCGATGCCGGGCGCTATGCCGAATACACCGACGGCAAGGAGCTCGCGGAGGGCGGCGCTAACATCCGACTCCTATGAGGCCCGTGAAATGCCCGGCGTGCGGCGGACCGCTCCTCAAAGACCTCATCATCACCGGCACAGCGGCCGGCTCCTTCGCTTTCGCGAGCCGGTGCCCGGCGTGCAAGGCGCCTTTCACCTTCGAGGTCAAAACGGAGCTCGTGGCCGTCGTCTTCGTCAACGGCGACCGGCAGGGCGGCGACGAATCAACAGGCGACGCGATGGCGCGCCTTTTATAGCGCTATACTCAAGGCATGGCTAGGTCGATGACGAAGGACGAAGGGATGGAGCGCATCCAAAGCGCATTCCGCCGATACCGCGAGGCGCGGCTCGAGGACCCATTCGGCGGGCGCGAATACCTCGAGGAGATTCAGGCCATCGTGGACATGGTCGACGCGCCTTTCCTTTTCAAGATTCCGCAACCCGACGGCGTGCCGTACCAAATAAAATTCCTCCCGAAACGGCTTCGCATGGTCGACCCGAAGCTCTCCGGGCTCCCGCTCATCGGCGCGGGTATGCACATGCCGCCAAGCACGGACGGACCGGGGACGCAAGGTATCGTGCTATGATTTTTTCGTGTAGCGCTCCCGCCGAGCGACGCGCAATCTACTCATGAAATTCCGCGAACGCATAGCAAACGCCATCAAGGGCTTCGTCGCGAATCCCTCGCAATTCTTTTTCGGGCTCACCTCGCTCGCGTCGAACCTTCGCCGCCGCTCGGTAGAGACGGACCCGGTCGGCAACTATGCCGGATGGGTGTATGCGGCCGCATCGAAGCGCGCCAAGCGCGTCGGCGCCATCGAGCTCGAGCTCTATCAGCTCGCACGGGACGGCGCGCTCAACGAGCTCGAGGACCACGAGATTCTCTCGCTCCTCCATCGCGCGAATCCGGCTCAATCGAAGTACCAATTCTTTTTCACGCTCGAGCTTTTCATCATCATTTGGGGCTCGGCGCCCGTCTATAAGGACCGCGCCGGCACGAATAAAATTCTCAACCTTTGGCCGCTCCGCCCGGACCTCCTCCGCGCAATCACCGACTCGAAGGGGAATGTCGTGAAGTACGACTACACCATCGGCGGCATGGTGCAAACGCTCCCGGCCGAGGATGTCATCCTCATCAATGAGCCGAATCCGAAGGACCTCCGGCAGGGATATAGCGCCCTCAACGCCGCGGCGCTCGAGGTCGATGCCGATATGGCGGCCGCGATTTGGAATAAGATGCTCGTCGAGAATTGGGCCGAGCCGGGCGGCATCCTTACGACCGAGCAAAAGCTCTCCGACGCGGAATTCACGCGCCTCGAGAAGACATGGAACGCGCGCAAGGGTAGCGGCGATGCGGCACGCGCGGCGGTCCTCGAAAAGGGCCTCAAGTACGAGGCAATCGGCCGCTCCCCGAAGGAGATGGACCTCGTCGAACAGCGCGGCGCGCACCGCAACGCCATCGTCGCCATTCTCGGCGTGCCTATGAGCATCATGACGAGCGAGGATGTCAACCTCGCGAATGCCGAGGTCGGCGAGCGCGTATTCGCCCGCGATACCATCGACCCGGAGATGAATCTCATCATCTCGACGCTCAATGAATTCCTCGTCCCGGAATACGGCGACGACCTCATGCTTTCCTACGAGTCCCCCATCCCGCAGGACCAGACGCAAGACCTCGCGCTCGCGACCGGCGGCACCTCGGGCTTCTTCCTCACGACCAACGAGAAGCGCGAGCTATTCAACTACGCACCGCTCGAGGGCGGCGATTCGATTTTCGTGCCGCTAGGGTATGTGCCGCAGATTGGCGACGGCAAGGTAGACCCGTATGGCTCGACGGACCCGGCGAAATCCGCGCTCCCGCAGGGCATCAAATTCGTCGAGATGAAGGTGAAGAAGGAATCGCATCTCTCGCCGAAGCTCAAGAGCATCAAGCGCCGCATCATGGCGCGCCAACACCTCCGCAAGGCCATCACCGGCCGCATCGCCGACGGCGTGCGCGCACGCATCGCGGACGCGGTGAAGGGTGCGGAGGAGGGCAAGAAGCTCACCATCAAAATCGTCGGCGCACGCGAGGAAGCGCGCGACGGCTCGGTGAAGGCGGAAGTGAAAGAGGGCGAGAACATGGACCCGCGCCTCAAGGCGGAGCGCATCGACTATCTCGCGAAGCTCACCATCGCCATCGCCAAGGGCAAGGCGCAGTACGGCGCATATTTCAAGACGCAGGAGAAAGAGGTGCTCGCGAATCTCAAGGAGGTCGGGCTCCCGAAGGCGTACCGCGGCAAGCTCTCGAAAAAGAGCATCGGGAATTGGGTGAATCAAATTCTTTTCGATGCTCACGATGCGAATAACAAAATCGTCGAGCTCTCATCGGCGCTCTACCGCGACAACATCACCATCGGCGCCGCGGCGGTCGCTTCGCTCCTCGGCATCGACCCGAGCAACATCCTCGCGACGCCGCATGTCGTCGACTTCATCAAGGACCGCTCCTTCCTACAGCTCGGCGTGAATGACACGACCCGCGACGCGCTCCGGGCATCGCTCACGGAGGGCGTGCAGAAGGGCGAGGGCCTCGGCGAAATCCGCGACCGCATCACCGGCATCTACACCGACGCGACCGGCTTCCGGGCCGAGACGATTGCGCGCACCGAGGTCGGCGCCTCGCAGAATTTCGGCCGCACCGCGGAGATGACGAATCAAAAGGTCGAGAAGAAAGTGTGGATTTGCATATTCTCGAATTCCCGCGACGCTCATATGGACGCGGATGGGCAAGTCGTCGATGTGCGCGACTCCTTCTCGGTCGGCGGCGAGTCGCTCGACTATCCGGGCGACCCGGCCGGCTCCCCGGAGAACACGATAAATTGTCAGTGCTCCGTATCCCCAACACTCGGCTAGACATATGCACGCCCTTGCTTTTCATGGTGGTATAGTGAAGGAGTCGAGCTCACGAGCTCGCGGAATCGCACCTCACGAGGCGCGGACCCGCGAGCTTTTTGCCTAAAATGGAAAAGAAAACTATCACACTCAAGGTCAAGAAAATCGACGGCGTCGAGGTGAAGATGCAGGAGAAGGACCTCGTCATCTCCTCCTTCAAGGCCCTCGATGATGCCGGCACTTTCGAGGCCCATGTCTCCGTCTTCGGGAATGTCGACTCATACGGCGAGGTCGTCGACAAGGGCGCTTTTACAGAATGGCTCACGCAGTACGCGGGCCGCTACCCGAAGGGCGTGTGGTCGCATAATTGGGACGAGCCCATCATCAAGACGCTCGAGTGCCGCGAGGACGAAATCGGCCTCTATGTGAAGGGCCAATTCGTGCTCGAGGTACAGCGCGCGCGCGAAATCTACGCGCTCATGAAGGCCGGCGTCATCACCGACTTCTCCTTCGGCTTTGCCGTCATGGAGGACTCGTATGACGAAGCAACCGGCCTCCGCCATCTCAAGAAGATTGCGATTTACGAATACTCTCCCGTGCTCGTCGGCGCGAATCGCGAGGCCACGCTCATCGGCGTCAAAGCCGACGGCGAGGAGGAAGGTGCCGCGGGCGAGGAGCCCGAGGCGCCGGCCGCAGTAGCGGAAGGTGAGGAAGGTGCAGAGGCAACCCCGGCGGAAGCTACCGCCCCCGTCTCCGAGGAATCGGAGCCGGCCGCCGGGGCCGATGAGGCGGTAGCAGAGCCGGCACCGGCGCCCGCGGAAGCGGCACCGGCGTCCGAGGGTGCGAAGGATGCGGCGATTTCCGCCGCGCTCGACGCGCTCAAGGCGGCTACCATAGCCCTCGAGGCCCTCAAAGGGGCGGCAGAGGACGCACCGGCCGCAACCGGGGCGGACACTTCCGAGGTCGAAACGCATGAAGGAAAGGGTGATACCAACGCGGCGAAAGTCGTGAAGGCCATCCTCCGCGATGCGCGGAAGGCGGACAAGATTGTCGAGTCGATAATCGTCCGTGCAAAACGAATCTAGCCATCATTTTCTTTCTCACCATGGACAAGAAAATCATGCTACAGCTCGAAGACGGCAAGGAAGTGGACCTCGCCTCGGTGATTTCCGAGGAGTCCATGAAGGCGCTGTCGGACATGGGCTTTTCTCTCAAGGACGGCAAAGTCGACTTTTCGGCTCTCCCTAGCGCGGTGAAGACCGAGGCTATGCAGAAGCAGGAAGGCATCGGCGAAGCGGCCAATTTCATCAAGAGCGTCGTACTCCCCGCAAAGGAGCACGCGCGCTTCGGCGTGAAGTCGGTCGAGTATAAGACGACGACCACGGACACGGGAAGCTACGGCTACTCGGTCCCGACGACGCTCGCGGCGGCCATTCTCGAGAAGAAGCACAAGTTCAACATCCTTCGTGAGCGCGCGTTTTCGTTCGAGCTCGCCGGCAACTTCGACCTCCCGGTCGAGGGCACCGGCATCACCGGCTATTGGGTCGGTGAATCGGACTCGGCGGACGCCAACCTCATCACGGAGTCCTCACCTACGCTTGCAAAGAAGACGCTCAACGATTGGTACCTCGGTGCCCTCGTGAAGGTGTCGTGGAAGCTCATGCAGACCTCCGACTACAACATCGTCTCCTTCATCTCGACTCTCGCCGGCAAGGCGATTGCAGAGACGGAGGAAGCGGCGTTCGTAGGCGGCGATGGTAGCTCGAAGCCGACGGGTATCCGTCAGGCATCGGTGTCTAACATCGCACAGGCCGGCGATTCCCTCGCGTATCAGGACCTCGTGAATCTCTACTTCCTCCTTCCGGCGCAGTATCGGCAGAATGCGGTGTTCATTACGGGCGCGATGGGGGCGAAAGCCATCACCGGCCTCAAGGACCAGCAGGACCGCCCGATATTCATGCCGGGTATGCCGCTCGACGAGCTCTTCACGAAGCCGATTCTCGAATCGGCCGACATTCCCGAGAACCTCGGCGGGTCCCACGACACGACCGAGATTTGGTTCGGCGACCCATCCTACTATTGGATAAAGGACGGCCAATCAATGGGAATGGCGACGCAGGATGTCATCGAGCGCTTGCAGACCAAGGTGGTCGTGTACGCGGCGGTGGACGGCAAGCTCACGCTTACCGATGCCTTCGTGAAGCTCACGGCGGTCAAGGTCGAAGCAGAGTCCTAGGACTTCTTCGCGGCGATTCCCTCGGGGCGATGAGTGTGCGGGCTCATCCCTCGCAGAATCCCCACGATATACTCGGGAGGATAAAGCATCCATGAAATTCGTCTCCGTCAAATTCATCGAGAATCATCCGCCCTATGTGAAGGGCGAGCTCGCCGGCTTCCCCGAGAAGCGGGCCGACGCGCTCATCAACGGCGGCGTCGCGGTCCCGGTCGATGCGCGCAATCCGCGCGCGGCCGCGGGTATCAAGGCGCTCCGCACGGCTCCCGAGACGCGGCACATTCCGGGCCCGGAGAATACGAAGTCGGGAGGCGCGGGGTCGACGCGCCGGTGCGGCAATTGCGGCAAGCCGGGGCACACGAAGACGGCGTGCCCGGAGCTCGAGGACGAATCGGGCGAATCCTAGGCCATGGAGCTCACGACTCTCGCCAAGCTCAAGGCCCATCTCGGGCTTCCCTCCAATGACACCGCGAAGGACGCGGTCCTTTCCGTCATCATCGCCGGCTCCTCTCGCTACATCGAGACGCAGACCGCGCGCCATTTCGAGCTCCAATCGCACACGCTCAAGCTCGACGGCGATGGGACCGATATGCTCATGCTCCCGGAATACCCGGTGCTCATGGACGGCGACGAGCCCGCCATCTCGGTCCTCAAAATCGGCGACACGGATATCCTCTCGGAAATCGCGTCGGGCGATGTCGATGTCGACTCAAAGGCCGGCATCCTCTACCGCTCGGCCGGATGGCTCGAGGGGCGCCGCAATATCACCATCACCTTCTCGGCCGGCTACATCCTTCCCGGCGAATCGGCCGGCTCCGGCGAGGAGGACGCCCCGGACCTCCCGGACGAGCTCGAGCTCGCGTGCATCCGCCTCTCGGCGCGCGTCTATGAGCGCCGCACCGCGGAAGGCGTGTCGAATGTCTCGACCGCCGGCTTCTCCGCCAACTATGCGGCCGAAATCGACGACGATATTCAGGCCATCATCGGGGCGAATTCGCGAATGCGCGTCGGCTAGCTATGCTCAATTTCCGCACACTCACCATCTTCCGCCTTCTCTCGGATGATGAATCCGGCGATGAATACGGCCGCGAGCTCCAAAACACGAGCACCTATCTCACCGGCTTCCTCGCACAGGCGTCGCCGCAGTTCTCCGCGCTCGTGGATGGCGACTATGGCCGCACCTTCACCTTCGCGACGGACGATTTCGATACGGATATCCGCATCGGCGACGAGCTCCGCGACCCGAGCGACGGATGCGCGCGCTACCAAGTGAAGGGAGTCGACACCGCGAGCGACGGACCCGGACGAAAGCGCCAACTCACTCTCACGAAAGCGATTCAGCAGTAGGGTACAATCGAGATATGGAGCTCACGATGAAGGTGGACGGGCCGATTCTCAAGAAGCTCGCGAGCGCTCCCGATTCCGCACGCGCCGCGCTCAAGCAAGGCATGGTCGACGCCTCGACCTTCACCATGGAGAATTCCATCCGCGAGACGCCGGCATCGACGGGCAATCTCCGCAAGAGCATCCGCCGCGAATTCTCGAATGACGGGCTCACCGCGGCCATCTTCCCGGCGGTCGACTATGGCGCCTTCCTCCATGGTCCATTCGATTCGGCCGGCGGCCAATCGCGCCCGTTTTGGATTCCGTCGAAGGAAGCGCTCCCCGGCGGCACGCTCTACCGATGGGCGCAGAAGAAGGGCATGAATCCGTGGGCCGTGCGCGCGAGCATCGCGAAGAAGGGTATAAAATTCAATCCGTACCTCAAGCGCGCGGCCGACGACTCGACCGACGGCGTGAAGGAGATATTCGCGAAGGTCATGGACGGCATCGCCGCCTCTCTCGGCGACTAAAATTTTCACTATGTATTCCGCAATCCGCACCGCCATCATCAACAAAATCAATAGCGACGCGACGCGCGTGAAGGCCGCATACCGCACGGACCGCTCGAGCATCGACGCATACCCGGCCGCGCTCGTATCGCCAACGCAGAATGACGCCGACTATAACGAAACGGCGCCGGGCACGAATAAGGAGCTCTATGTCTTCACCATCCGGCTCCTCTACCCATTCACCGAGGGCCAAGAGAATGCCGACCTTGCGCTCGAGCAAGCGCTCGATGAGCTCATCGGCATCTTCCGGGACCGCGATGCGCTCGGCACCATCGAGGGCGCCGGCGCCTCGTGGGTCGTCCCGGTCCCGAGCGTATGGGGATATCAGGACCGCGGAGACGGAACCTACCGCGTCGCCGAGCTCAAGATTCAAGTCCGCATCTATGTCGACATCGCCTAGCAAAGCCCCGAATATCCGGGTCCGCGAGCTCCGCCGCGGCGATGTCGTCATGAGCATCGGCCTCGACCTCCCGAGGATATCCACAAGCCGCCCTCGCGCTCGCAAAGCTCGCCCTCGAAAGCGGGTGTATACTCAATAGCGATATGGGACTTCTACGCGGAGAGGAAATCATCGTCGGAGTCGGCATCGAAGCCGAGCGCGGCACCGAAGCGGACATTCAGGCATGGGTGCCGGCGCGCACTCCTACCGGCCTCGCGCCGGTCGTCGATAAGGTCGATGTGAAAGAGACGCGCGGCACGCGCATCGCATCGAACGGAAGCGAAGTCGTGCAGAAGCGCGTCGAGGGAGACATCGAGGCGAATGTGCGCGTGCAGAGCATCGGCTACTTCCTCCTTTCGCTCCTCGGCGCCGTGAGCTCCGCGCTCAAGGGCGGCGAGTCGGTCGTGTATCAGCACACCATCTCCGTCGACACCGAGACGCCGCAGAATCCATCCCTCACTCTCGGCCTCCATCAGGGCTCCTTCGGGGACCTCAAGAATCTCCTCGCCGTCGTCTCCGAGTCGTCCTTCGAGATTTCCCCGGACGACCTCGTGCGCGCGACGCACTCCATCATCGCCGCAAGCGACGCGGACAAGAGCCCGGCGTACTCCCCGAGCTTCTCCGCGGACGATGTGCTTTTCCGCCATAACGATATCGTCATCAAGGTCGCCGCGAATGTCGCCGGCCTCTCGGGCGCCAACCCGCTCAAGGTCAAGGACTTCAAGCTCGATGTGCCGAACAATGCGCGCCCCGACCAGAATGTCTCCGAGCTCAATCCGGGCGATGTCATCGGCCTCGTGCTCGAGCCGAAGGGCTCATTCGAGCTCAATCTTTCCGACGATACCTTCCGCGACGCATACGAAGCCGGCACCTATAAGGCCGTGCAGATTTCCATGACGCGCTCCGACATCACCATCGGCTCCGCATCGCACCCGTCCCTCACCATCACGCTCCCGAAAGTGAGCTTCTCGAAGTGGACCCCGAATCGCCCTATCGACGACATCACGACCGAGAGCGTGGATTTCACCGCGCACTACGACGACACCGAGGAATACGCAATCGAAGCCGTGCTCGTGAATAAAATCGCTTCCTACGAAGCCGAGTCCTAATCCATGGACGAAACCCGCACCACGCACACCATCACCACGCCGGTCGCGAATATCGCGGTCGTGCTCGTCGATGAGCTCCTCGGGGATGACATCGAAGCTATCGAGATGGGCCCCATGCACGGCGCGAAGATGGGCCTCGACATGACGGGCGATTCCCCGAAGCCGGATTTCCAAGTGGACCCGGCGACGATGTATAAGGCACAGCAAGACGCGCTCATCGCTCGCGTGGTCGTCTCCATCGACGGCTCGAGCGAGGATATCCGCGGACGCCTCGGCAAGATGAAAGCGGCCGACTACCGCTTCGTCATGAAGGAGGTGAAGGTCATCGCCGACGGCGGCAAGGCGCTCCCGGTCGAAAAAAAAAGCGCATAGCGCGCAATTATAGGCGCTACTTCGAGGGAAAGGAAGTCAAGCTCGAGCGGGAACAATCCCTCGTCGAGCTTTTGCTCTATCTCCGCATCTCCTACGCCGAATATCTCCGCACGCCGGCGAGCGTGATTCATGTGGCCCGTATCCGAATGCGCGAGGAAGGGCTCTACAATGCACAGCAGAGGAAGGAGTCAAGCAAGAAATCGCGCTAGAATGGGGACATGGCTTCCTCGAGCGCTACCATCCAACTCCTCCTCGACCTCCAAGACAATATCTCCGCGGGGCTCAAGACCGCGTCCGACAATGTGGCCGGATTCGGGAAGAAGGTCGAGGACCTAAAGCCGGCATTCGAGGATATGGCGAAAGTGGGCGCCATCGGCTTCGCGGCCGTCGGTGCGGCCATCTACACCTCCATCGATGCGTATAACGACCAAGAGGCCGCGGTCGCACAACTCGGCGCGGTCCTCAAATCGACCGGCGGGCAAGCCGGCATCACGGCGCAAGCGGCGCTCGACCTCTCCTCCGCGCTCCAAAAGACCACGACCTACGCGGACGAGACGATTCTCGGCGGCGAGAATCTCCTCCTCACCTTCACGAACATCGGGAAGGATGTATTCCCGCAAGCGACCCAAACGATGCTCGACATGAGCGCGGCGCTCGGGCAGGACCTCAAGAGCTCGGCCGTACAGCTCGGCAAGGCGCTCAACGACCCGGTCGTCGGCATCACCGCGCTCCAACGAGTCGGCGTTTCCTTCACGCAATCGCAGAAGGACATGATACAAAGCATGGTCGACGCCGGGAAAACGGAGGAAGCGCAAAAGCTCATCCTCGCCGAGCTCACCAAGGAATTCGGCGGGTCCGCCGCGGCCGCCGCGGGCACCTTCGCCGGCAAGGTCGAACAGCTCAAAAACTCGCTCAACGATATGCAGGAGAGCGTGGGCGGCGCGCTCATCTCCATCCTTACGGACATGGCGAAGAAAATCCAACCCATCGTCGAGGCGATGGTGAATTGGGTGAATGAGCATCCGAAGCTCACCGCCGCGATACTCCTCATCACGGCCGGAATTTTCGGCCTCATCGCCGTCATCGGCACGCTCGGGCTCCTTCTCGTGGGCCTCGTCGGATTCTTCACCTCGGTCGGGACCATCGCCGCGGCGGTCGGCGGCGTGCTCGGGCTCATTTCCCTCCCGATGCTCGCCATTGTGGCGGCCATCGCTCTCGTCATCGCGGCCGGCGTGCTCCTCTATCAGCATTGGGCGCAAGTGAGCGCATTCGCGACCGAGGTATGGAACGGAATCGTCGCGACCATCACCGGCGCCATGAATGCGGTCGTCTCATTCCTCTCGGCCGTATGGGAAACGATAGAGCAAATCTTCTTCACCGCGGTCGACCTCCTCATCGGCTCGTGGGCGACGCTCCTCGACTTCTTCTTCCCCGGATGGGAGGCCGCGCTCTCGAGCGTATACCAAGCGACGCTCCAAATTTTCGGGCTCATCGGCGCATTCATCACCTCGACGCTCGCATCGCTCGGTGCCGGCATCCAAAGCGCCCTCGACCTCATCACCGGGGCATGGAATACGGCGTGGTCCGCGGTGGCGGACGCCTTCTCGACCATTTGGGAGGGCATCAAAGGGGTCGCGCAAAGCGCTTTCGACTACATCTCGAGCGGCGTGAATTCGGTCCTCTCTCCCTTGCAGAAGGTCATCGACATCGCGAATAAGGCATACGACGCCGCAAAGCGCGCCATCGACCTCATCGGCTCGGGTGTGAAGTCCGTCATCTCGAAGGGAGCGAGCATCACGGGGCACGCGACGGGCGGCCCGGTGCTTCGCGGCACGCCGTATATCGTCGGCGAGCATGGCCCGGAGATGTTCGTGCCGGGCGGCTCGGGCTCAATCATCCCGAATCGTATGCTCGGAGCCGCGGCGGTCGGTGGCGGCACCATCAATATCTCTCTCGCCGGCGGGCAATTCCTCGACCGCGACGCGGCGCGCAAATTCGGCGCGGAGCTCGTGCGCTACCTAAAGGACAACCGCCTCGTCTAGCCCTATGAGCGTCGCCATCAAAATCAAAAAGGCGAGCGACCCGGACTTCGTCGACCGCACGGACCAGATTGCCGATTTTTCGCTCACGCTCGGCACGACCAAGGAGGCGTCGACCGCGACGCTCTCGATTCAGCATTTCGCCGACAAGTACGCGCCGGATGGCGAGGACCTCGTGCAGATTTTCGACGGAGCGACCAAGGTATTCGCCGGCGCCATCGCGCGCATCGTGCAACAGGCACAGCAGGGCCCCGTCATCGTGTACGATTGCGACCTCAAGGACCTCTCCTACTTCCTCGACTCGAAGCTCGTGAATGTGGCCTATACCGGCGACACCGCGCACGACATCATTCTCGATATCGTCGAGAATTTCGCCGGCGAGGGCTTCACGACGGACCATATCGAGGACGATGCGAGCGACACCATCGACTCCATCACCTTCGACAATGTGGCCGTGAGCGATGCGATTCAGCAAATCGCGGACCTTTTCGGCAAGGATTGGTATGTGGATGTCGACCAAGATATTCATTTCTTCTCGAAATTCTCGGAGGTGGCGCCCTTCTCCATCACCGACACCAACGGGAAGGCCGATTTCGAGAGCATCAAAATCACCAAGGACTTCACGCAGATTCGCAATTCCATCCTCGTCGAGGCCGGAAACGAGCTCTCGACCGCGGAGGAGTATGACACTTTCGTCGGCGACGGCTCGCAAAACAACTTCGCGCTCTCCCGGCAATATAGCGACATCGCCATCACGCTCAACGGCACGCCGCTCTCGGTCGGCATCGCGAATATCGACACCTTCGCATCGAAGGATGTGCTCTACGACTTCAACCTCCGCGCCATCTATTTCAATCCCGCGAGCCCGCCCGACGACGGGGACATCATCGTCGCCGGCGGCAAATACTATTTCCCCATCAATGTGCGCTTCCGCGAGGGCACGAGCATCGCTCTCTATGGCGAGCGCCAATTCCTCATCCAAGACCAGAGCATCGCGAGCCGCGCGGACGCAATCTCCCGCGCGAAAGCGGAGGTCCTCGCATACGCCCGGAGCGCGAACGAAGGCGGCTTCGATACCTACGAATCGGGCCTCATGGCGGGGCAGAAAATCACGATAAATTCCGCGCTCCGGGGCATCAATGAATCCTTCGTCATCCAACGCCTCACCGGCCGAAAGCATACGCCCGACAAGATAGCGTGGAGCGCCGAGCTCGTTTCCGTGAAGACCTACGAGCTCATCGACCTTCTCGCCGACATCATCCGCGGCCGAAAGGCGCCGAGCACGCAAGATTCGGTCATCGGAGTCGCGGAGAGCATCACTCGCACGCTCGAGGTCGACCGCGATTTCCTCACCTATACGAATTCCCCGCCGACATGGGTGGCCGGTCCGTGGCCTCCCGTCTCGTTATCCGACCGAAGGCGCGTCGCTTTCGCGGATAGGACTTGCATCATTGTATAATCGAGCTATGGAATCGACGCTTCACCTCAAGCCGCACGAGAAAAAGCTCCGCCATGTCATCGGAATCGCTCGCTCCTACGACCATGCGGCGCTTCTCCGCTTCCTCGAGGAGAAGGGAATGGAGCTCGAGCAATTCGTCAAGGGCTTCAATTTCCGCACCCGAGCCGCTTTCCTCGCCGGTGCGCCCGCCGGCGTGGTCGCGCAAGAGCTCGCATTCGAGAACATCACGCCGGCCATCGGCTTCGAGGCCATCACCAAGGCGCTTTCCGGGAACATTTCGGACCCGGAGGAGCTCGAGGTGATGGTATTCGCGCTCGGGACCGGGACCACGCCCGCCGCGGATAGCGACACGACGCTCGAGACGGAGGGATTCCGCAAGCTCCTCTCCTCCGTTTCCTACAGCGGCGCGAGCGCCTTCTATACCGCATTCATCGACCTCGCCGAGGCCGTGGGCTCGTGGACCGAGATGGGCCTTTTTATGAATGCGGACGCGGGCACGCCGGACGACGGCACGCTTTGGGACCGCACCCTCGAATCTATCACCAAGACGAATTCGCAGTCGCTCACCATAGACTACGAGGACGATTTCCAAAATGCACCCTAAAACGCCATGACTAAAATTTGGAATGCCGGAGATGAAATAACGCACGACGACCTGAACGAGACGGGTATGGGCCTCCATGCGCGGCCGCAGGATACGCCGAATCTCACGCTCAAGATTGGCCCGGGGGTCGCTGTCATCAACGGCTCGGTCGTGAAGTATGCCGGCGGCAATTCGCCTTCCTTCACCGCGCCGAGCTCGAATCCCCGCATCGACCTCCTCACGCTCGACTCGAGCGGCACCATCGCGCGCACCGCGGGCACCGAAGCCGGGTCGCCGGCAGCGCCGGCGTATCCCGTCGATAAAATCGTCATTTGCGAGGTGTACAACAAGGTCGGGCAGACGCAGATTTTCCGCGACGACCAGGGCAGCGGGAAGGGCTATATCCTCCGCGACTCGCGCGCGTTCGTCCTCGGCGCCACGGCCATCGACCACTCGACCGGCTCATCAGATGCCGGGAAGCAGATAAAGACCGATGCGAATGGCCTCCTCGATTCGACCTTCCTCCCCGCGGTATCGGGCGACCGCTCCTATTCTTTCCTCGCCGGCGCCGCCATCACCGCCGGGCAGCCCGTCTATATGAGGACCACGGCCGGGTCGACGACGAATACGCAGCAGCAGCAGACCGATGTGAGCGGCGCTTCGCTCGACCCGCAAACGGCGACCGCGCAGAGCATCAAAGCACCGAACCGAATTTCGGCATTGAAGGGCGTGAAAATTTGGTGCTCTAAAACCTACCCGACGACCGGCGGCAACATCAAGGTCGCCATTCAGGCGGATTCTGCTGGTAGCCCGTCCGGCTCCGACCTCGTTTCCAAGACGCTATCGAATGACACGCTTTCGCAAACTCCCGGCTTCGTCGAATTCGATTTTGCCTCGCCCTACGCGCTCACGCCGAACACGACCTATTGGATAGTCGTCTCGGACGATTCGGGCCCGGGATATGTTTATATTTATGGCTCGACGACGAGCGTGTACGCCGACGGCACCATGAAGCGGAATTCTTCGGGATGGGTGGACCAGAATCGCGATATGGCCTTTCAGCTCATCGAGGTACCGCCGCCCGGTTCCATCGAACCTACCTCCGCATCGGCATCCGGGACCTGCGCGACCTTCGTGGGTTTCGCGAAGGGTGCGGCAAGTGCATTTCAGTCGGTCGCTGTTCAGGTTGGCGGCATCATCGCGAGCCTCTCGGGGCTTTCCCCGGGAAATATCTACTACGCCGCGAATACCGCCGGGGCTATAGCGACCTCGGCAGGAACGACGACCAAGAAGGTCGGCCTCGCACTCTCCGCGACGGAGATGCTCATTACGCCGAACATATAGAAATTCACGAAGCCTAAATCCCCGGAATGCTATGGAAGAACGAGTGAACACCACCGACCACGACCTCCTCATCAGGACCGACGCGAAAGTCGACGGGCTCACCGGCCGCATCTCCGAGCTCGGCGCCGACCTCAAGGAAATCTACGGCCTCATGCGGGGCTTCGGCGAGAGCATCGACGCCAAGATTCAGGCAGCCGTCGCGCACAAGCTCGACCGCTCGGAATTCGACGAGACGAAGAAGACGGCGGAGAAGCTCCATCAGGACCACGAGCGCCGCATCCGCTTTATCGAGCGCTCCGTGTGGATAGGCATGGGCGCCCTCGCGCTGCTCCAAATCATCCTCAAGGTCGCGGGCTAGCTATCCCCCGCGTGCGAATGAGCGCCCCGTGAAGGGGCTATAATGGGCGCATGGACGAAACCGCCCGCGAGCTCGGGACCTTCCACCTCGGCGCGAACCTCGACACGCGCCCGCCTGAACAGGCGGCGGTCGAGGATGTGAAGGCCGACGAGACGATAGCATCGGCCGCTGCGGTCGATTGGAAAGAGGTGGACCCGGACGATATCCGCACCTTCGGCGTGCAGGACCAGAGCGGCAAGAGCGATTGCGTCGCGGAGACGCGCCGGAAGGTGCGCCGGGTGCTCCTCAATGTCAACAAGGGCGTGGACCTCGATTTCTCCTCGGTCCCGTTCTACCGCAAGCGCGTGAATTTCCCGGGCGAGGGCATGATAGCGGCCGACGCCATACAGCTCGACCAGAATGTCGGCATGACGCTCGACAAGCTCGTCCCGAGCGACTCCTTCACGACCGAGGCCGCGGCGAACGCCGTGCAGTATGACTCTTTCAATGACGACCTCGCCAAGATTTTCGCCTACGGCCCGAACACCGATGTCATCTTCGCGAACGGCGACCTCGAGACGCTCGCCGGCACCATTCAGAAGACCCGGAAGGCGGCGATGGTGTGGTTCTTCGCGACCATCGCGGAGTGGTCGAAGCTCGTGCCGACCATCGACACCGCGCTCACCGGCCCGAGCGACCCGCGCGCCGTCGTCGTCCATTCGGTGAGCGCCATCGAGCCGGCGCTCTATAAGGGGAAGAAGGGCGTGTGGATTGATGACTCCGCGCATTTCGGCGGCCTCTCGCGCCGCTTCATCACGGAGGACTTTTACAAGGCGCGCAACTGGTTCGCCTCCTACCCCATCGCTTTCAAGTTCGAGGCCGGCGCGCAGGAGCGGCCGCACCACACTTTCAGCAAGGACCTCGAATTCTCCGCGACCTTCTTCACGGACACCGATGTCGTCGCGCTCCAAGACATCCTGAAATTCGAGGGCTTCTTCCCGACCAACACCGATTCGACCGGCTACTTCGGCGCGCTCACGCTCGCCGCGGTCAAGAAGTTTCAGGACGCGCACGCCATCGCCGGCGCGACCGGCACCGGCTACGGCCGCGTGGGCCCGAACACTCGCGCTTACCTGAACGCCCATTATTCCTAGACCCCTCGCCATGACCCCCAACACCTCGCCCAAGTTCACCATCAACGGCACCGACATTTGGAAGACGATTCGCGGCGCCCTCATCACGCTCGCCGCGGCAGCCCTCACCGGCATCGTCGCCTTCGTCGCCGCGCACTATCAGGCGTGGAGCTATCAGGTGTGCGCGCCGGTCGTCGGGTGCTTCGACTCGGCGTTCATCGCCATCCCGGTCATCGGCGCCGGCCTCGAGCTCGTCCGCCGGTGGCTCACCGACCACACCTCTACGCCTTCGGCGTAGCGGCGCGCGCCGGGCGCTCCCGGTCCCTATGAATACTCGAGAACGCATCATCGCAGCCGTCGCATCCTTCCTCCTCATCCTCGGCTTCTTCATGCTCATCGCGCCCGCGGTCCGTTCCGTGTCGGCGCCCGTCGGCGAAATCGGGACCGCGACCTCGACCGGCCCGACGCTCTCGCACGCGCAGGAGGTATGGAAGGGCGCCCTCGAGTGGTGCGAGTCGCAGGGCGTCGTCTCGGCCGTGAATCCGAAGGACCGGGACAACACGCCGAGCTATGGCGGCTTCCAATTCAAGCCGGAGACGCTCGACTATTTCGCCGGCATCTACGGCATCGCGACCTCGAGCGACGGCGTCATGAGCTACCCGGTGCAGAGCGCCGTGGTCGACGCCATGATTCTCGACCGCGGGAGCATCGATTGGGCGCACCAATTCCCGGTGTGCGTTTCTCGGCTCGGCGCGCCGCCGGCATAGCCCTCCCCTTCCCTATCGCACAGGTCCCCCGAAACCCCTTCCCCAAGGGGCTTTTTGCGCTTTCGGTGGGGTAGGGAAGTGGGGGAGTGGTCCCCCGCCCTATCTCGGCAGGACAAGAAAAAGACCCCGCCGCGAGTATGGTGCGACGGGGAGATATGGAATCACCTCCTTTCGGAAAGTGGTGAGGGAGCGGAGGCCGGCGATGTGTGCCGCATGGGACCTAGTCCGGCGGCCGGATGGCGCGCTCCCTCTAGGACCCATCATACCGCCAACCGCCGCGGTCCCCGACTTTTCCACACCCGGCTCCTTGTGCGCGATACTATGCGCTATACTAGCAATAGGTCGATATTACCATCATCGTAAACGCACCAAATTCCGCTTATGGAAAAATTCATTCTCGCCATCTTCAACGCCTTCAATGGCCCGGTGGTCGTCGGCTCGGTCCTCTCGTATGAGGATGCACCGACAGGAGAGCGCGTCGTCCGCTTCCGCGGCACCGACCGCAAGACCTATATCGCGCCGCTCGCCGAGCTCGTGCTCCGCGAAGCCGTGATGCTCCCGGTCCGCTCGTAGCGCTTTATTCAGCGGCGCGTCGCGCACGCCGCACTAGTCATTCATTCATGGCCCTAAAAATAGATATCAGGAAGGCGGAGCGCACGAAGTCGAAGCTCCGTCTCGCCATCGCCGGCCCATCCGGGTCCGGCAAGACGATGGGCTCGCTCAAGCTCGCGCAAGGGCTCGGCGGGAAAGTGTGCCTCATCGACACGGAGCGCGGCTCCGGCGACCTCTACGCCGACCTCTACGAATACTCCGTCATCACGCTCGAGCCGCCATTCAAGCCGGACCTCCTCATCGAGGCCATCCACGCCGCAGAGGCCGCGGGATTCGATGTCATCATCGTCGACTCGCTCTCGCACTTTTGGGCGGACGAAGGCGGCCTCCTCGACCAAGCCGACAAGATGCAGAGCGCGGGGAAAAATCGCTTCACGCTTTGGGCGGACATCACGCCGCAACACCGCCGGCTCGTCAACACGCTCCTCAATTCTCCGAAGCACATCATCGCGACCATGCGCTCCAAGCAGGAGTACGCGATGGAGACGGACGAGAAGACCGGCAAGGCGAGCGTGCGGAAGCTCGGCCTCGCGCCGGTGCAGAGGGAAGGCATGGAATACGAATTCACCATCTTCTTCGATGTCGACCAACAGCACAACGCCAAGGCATCGAAGGACCGGACCTCTATGTTCGGGAATGAGATTTTCCTCCTCGATGCGTCGACGGGGAAGCGCATTCTCGAATGGCTCAACACCGGCAAGGTGAACGCCCGCGGCATGAAGACGGAAATCATTTCCGCCCTCAAGGACCGGCTCGAGATTCCGCTCCCGTCGAAGGAGGACCTCCCGGCATTCATCAAGGGCGCGGTCAAGAAGCTCACGGGCATCGAGCTCTCCGAGGACCCCGCCGTGCTCGAGAAAGCGGTCGCCGCGCTCGCCCTCATCACCGACAAGGCCGAGGCGCAGAGAATCGCATGGAGCTCGGATGCTCCGAAGGCCCCGGAAGCGCCCCCACAAGCCCCTACAGCGAGCGAAGGGCCCAAGACGACCGAAACCCCGTCTCCGGCCCCAAGCGCGCCACAGGCGAGCGTAGAGCCCGCAAAAGCGGCCCCCGTAGCCCCCGCCCCGGTCGAGGAGGAGGGAATCAAGTATCCGACCGAGGACATCGACCCGGCGGACATCCCTTTCTAGGGGTATGGCCTCGACTCAAGCGACCGCCGCGCGCTTCATGCGCGGACTCACCGGCAAGGCGGAAGCGCTCCATAAAGCCCGGAAGGAGGTCGATGTCATCAAGAAGCGGCACGAGCGCGAGCTCGACGCCCATTTCGCCCGCATCTCGAAGCTCAAGGGCGAGGTCCTCTCGGGCCTCGCGGTCCTCGGGCTCTCGAGCGTGAAGGTGAAAAGCGGCGATGCCTACGCGAAGACGAAGCGCAAGACCTACGAAATCGCCAACCCCATCGCCTTCGATGGATGGGCCCGCGACAATCGGCTCGTGCGCGTCGACCGCGAGATGGCGCGACAGCGGCTCCAACAGCTCGCCGGCAAGGGCAAGCTCCCCGCATTCGCGAAGGAGAAAATCGTCGACACCATCGCATTCAGGTCGAAACCTACCAAGAAGAAGCCGGCTCCGGCCGAGGAAACGATATGAGGCGCTCGATGTATACCGGCTCGCTCAAGCTCGACGAGCACGATTCCGGCCTTTGCCCCGGATGCGGGAAGAAGAAGACCCTCATCCGCCGGCGCCGCTCCGCGAGCTTCTACAACCTCGACGCCAAGCACCCGGACCATCCGGCCGCCGGCGACGACACGAGCCGCGGGCACGATGGCGCCGTATGCACGAATCGGCCGTGCTCATTATTCACCGACCTCTCGCTCGTCCCGACATGGGACCGCGCGACGGCCTAACCCTCGACCATGACTAGGAATTTCATCATCCTCATCGCATCGTCGCGTCGCGCATTCTTCGCGGAAGCGGCATCGCTCGATGGCTTCGGCGGCGTCATGCGCGAGGCGCTCGAGATTCTCCCGGACCGCTCGCTCAAGTCCCGGAATCATTCCCCGGACGGATTCATGTGGGGCTATGGCGGCTCCGGGCCCTCGCAACTCGCGCTCGCCTTGCTCCTCGAGCTCGTGAGCGAGGAAGCCGCGCTCGCCAATTACCAGAGCTTCAAGTGGGACATCATCGCGAATCTCGAGCAGGATTCCGACCACGCCATTCCGCTCACCGCGGTCGACGAATGGCTCGAGAAGCGTGGGCTCACTCGCAAGGTATGAGCGCCGAGAAGATATCCGTCTCGCCGCGCGAGCACGCGGTCCTCGCATACCTCCACGAATTCGGAGAGGCGCACGAGGAGGGCATGTGCATCTATACCCGCGTCATCGCGGACGAGGCGAAGCTCTCATTCAAGGATGCCCGCGGCGGCGTGCGCGCGCTCGTGCGGAAGGGCCTCGCGGAGTATCACCGCGGCCTATTCGATGACGACGGCATGGTCGCCGGGTCCGGGTATTGCATCTCCCGAGCCGGCCGCGAGCTCATCGCCAAGGAGCTCGAGGCGGAGGAGGCCGAGAAGGCACAAGGCAAGCTCGTCTAGCGATATCCCCGTTTCTCCGGCAGTACGGGCGAATAAGCCGGGGTCGATATTACAATAGGAAACATCACCTCATCTATGTCAATCACCAAAGCACCGAAGACGAAGGAAGTGAAGGGTCCGAAGTATCCGCGCGTCATGGTATCGCCCGAGCGCCATGCACAGCTCAAGAGCGCCGCGGACCGCAAGGGCATTTCCCTCCAACAGCACGCGGAGGCCATCTTCAAGCGCGCCGCTCGCTAGTGCCTCGAGCACCGTGCCCGTTTCCCGTGAAACCGGCCCGGACCTCGGGACATTCCCGACCTATGGACGACTCACCTTTCGCCAATCTTCAATGCCCCGAATGCGGCTCCATGATGGAGCTCGTATGGTCGCATCGCCGCTTTTTGGGCTCCGGGAAACGCCGGCCCGTCTATCGGTGCGTCCGCTTCCCGGAGTGCAAGGGACAGCATTGGGCGCACCCGAACGGCGCCCCGCTCGGGGTCCCGGCCGATGGTAAAACGCGCGCCCTCCGCAAGGAGGTCCACGAGAAGCTCGCCCTCCGATTCGATTGGACCCGGAAATATCAGCGCGAGCGGGCGTATTTCCTCCTCTCGCAACACGGATTCGGGCATGTGGGCCGGATGACGGCGGAGGAATGCCGCAAGGTCCTCGAGCTCCTCGCCTCCGGCAAGCTATAATTTCCCTATGACGCTCCTTCGCGACCTCCCCGGCCAACTCCTCTCGATTTCCGTGATGGCTCACCCGTCGCGCGCGGAGCATTTCCCCTATCTCGCCGAGAAGCTCGGAATCGGCATGGACAAATTCTCCATCGATACCGGCTTCGGCCTTTGGGAGAATTGCCGGCGCGCGTGGGAGCTCCGCGACCCTACGGCGCTCTACCATGTCGTCATCCAAGACGACGCCATCGTTTGCGAGAATTTCCGGGACCGCGCGGAGGAGGCAATCTATGCGGCGCTCCGCCGGGAGTCGAATATCGCCTTCTCGTTTTACTACGGCCGCCGCGCGAACATCGCGAAGGAGCAAGCCGCGGCGCTCGAGCGCGGGTATGCGATTCGCCGCTCGCTCACATGGGGCGTCGCCGTATGCCTTCCCGGTCCGCTCATCCCCGACATGCTCCGGGAGTGCAACGGCATGTATTTCACGCCGCAGGATGACGCGCGCATCGGGCACTTCCTCAAGATGCGGGATGTCCGCGTATACCATCCGCTCCCGTGCCTCATCGACCATCGCTCGGGTCCGTCGCTCGTCGGCGACCCCGGCGAGAATCGGCACGCCTACGCATTCATCGATTCATGACGGCCGCCTTCATCATCCGATTCCATTACGAGCCCGAGGACCCGCGCTTCGCGTGGCGCTTTCAGTATTTCCGCGATGCCGTGCTTCCGCGCATCCTCGCGCAGGGTGAAGGATTCGACATAGCGATTTGGTGCAACGCGGCACACCGCGCGCTTTTCCTCGAGCTCTCGGACCGCATCCGCGTCTTCGATGTCCGCGGAACGCGCGCGGAGTATCGGCCGGGCACGCGCTTCTTCTTCGATTTCGCGCCGTGGGAAGATGTCATCGGCCTCCCGAAGTACGAGCTCCAACTCGGCATCGACTCCGACGACCTCATCATGCCGGGATACCTCGAGCATGTGCGCGCGGCCATCGAGCTCGAGGGCGCCCGCTATGTATGCTTCCAACCCGAGCTCATCGCGGTCGAGGGCGGGCTCGTGAAGTCGATGCCGGCATACACGGACCGCCGCGGCTCCGCATTCTTCGCGCTCTACCAACCGGCCGGCACGGAGCCCTATATCTTCGCCTACTCGGAATCGCATCTCACTATCGGGCAGAATTTCCCGCCCGAAACGCGCCGCGTGATGCCCGCCGGCTTCGCCTATGCCTCGTGTCATGAGCTCAATGAGAGCACGCACCTATGAGGAAAGCGTATTGGTGGCGCGCGCAGAATTTCGGAGACACGCTCACGCCGGTCGTGCTCGAGCATTTCCTCGGCGAGCCGGTGGAATTTTCGAGCGGGAATGAAGCCGGCCGCATCGTCGGCATCGGCTCTATCCTCCATCACGCGCTTCCGGGCGATATCATCTTCGGCGCCGGGAGCAACCGGCCGAGCCGGCAAGTCGACGGCACCGGCATCCGCTTCCTCGCGGTCCGCGGGCCGCTCTCGCGCTCGCAAGTCGTGAATGCGGAGGTCCCGGAAATCTACGGCGACCCGGCCATCCTCCTCCCGCTCGTATACGACCGGCCGATGCAAAAGAAATTCCGCCGCGGCATCATCCCGCACTATGTCGATTTCAAGCATGGGAATCCGCCCACGCCCGGCGCCGGCGAGACGCTCATCGACATTCAGGCGCCATGGAAGGAGGTCATCGACCGCATCCGGGAATGCGAGAGCATCTCGAGCTCGAGCTTGCACGGCATCATCGCCGCGGAGGCATACGGCATTCCGACGACATGGGAGAAGTGGAGCGACCGCATCATTGGCGGCGACTATAAATTCCAAGATTATTTCCTCGGCACCGGGCGCGAGCGGCAGAAGCGCGGAGTCGTGCTCCCGCCGATTCCGATGCTTTCATGGCGCCAAGGCCGGCTCCTCGGAGCTCTCGAGTCCCTATGATTTTCCGCAACGACGACATCAATCCGAATACCGACTTCGCCGCGCTCGAGGCCATGTATCGCACCATCCGCCGGTACTTCCCGGCCGCGACCATCATCTCGGCCGTGAATCTCCTCGCGCAGAGCTCGAAGGACGGGTCCGCGTATGCCGCGGTGAAGCCGGTCGATATCGATTTTGCCGGCGTCGACAAAATGCTCGGCCGGGAGGAGCTCGAGAATATCCGGGCGTGGAGCGATGAGGTCGTCTCGCACGGGCTCGCGCACCTCGACCATCGCGCGCTCCCGGCGGAGATGCAGGAATTCAGCATCCGGGCATCATGCTCGATTCTCGGGACCAAGGTATTCGTGCCGCCATTCCTCCGGGCAAACGGCTACACGCGGCGGATATGCGAGGCGCGCGGCATCACCATCTTCGGCCTCGACGACGAGGAGCTTTGGCTTTCGCTCGACCGGGACCGCATGGACCCTTCCCGGAAGCTCGTCGTCTTCCATTCGTGGACCATGACGCCCGAGATATTCGCGTCCCGATTCGAGCATCTCCCGCTCCCCTAGATATGCACACCTTTTCCCCATTATCGCGCACGCCGGGCGGAAGTGTGCGCTATACTATGAAGCAAGTATGAAAGAGGACGAGAAACTCATCCCGAATTTCACGCAGGTCCCGAACCTTCTCCTCGACGAGTGGATGGCGCGGCTCTCCGATGTCGAGCTCCGGGTGCTCCTCGTGGTAGTGCGGCAGACGATAGGGTGGGTCGAGGACGCCAAGACCGGGCGCCGGAAGACGGAGGATTGGATGACGAATTCACAGCTCGCGGCAAAGACCGGGAAAAGCGGCTTCCGCGTCTCGCTCGCGGTGAAATCTCTCATCGAGCGGTATGGCCTCATCGAGGCCGTGAACGCCCGCGGCAAGCTCCTCGACTCGACGATGAAGCGGCAGAGCGTCGGCACCGGCGGAAAAATCTTTTACCGCCTCTCGCTCCGAAACCCCGAAATGACCTTATTTGACGCCGTAAAAAAGCGACCTTCCACGAAAAGTGTAAGGTCGCCGGAACCTTCCACAATTCGTGGGAGCACAAAAAGCGGCACTACAAAAGAAACCGATTTTACAAAAGAAACTAATACCCCCGCGCCGAAGACGGCGGCGGGGGACCCATCCTCTCAAAAGGAAGCATTCACTCCTCTCGGAGCGGATGTGCTCAAAGCATTCGAGGCGGTCGACCCCAAGAATAAGACCTACTACAATCGCCGGCCGCAACGGGAGGCGTGCGAATTCCTCATCGCGGAGTACGGCTTCGAGCGGGTAGTGAAGGTCATCGGCGGGCTCACCAAGACGAACACGATTCCATTTTTCCCGAGCATCACGACCCCGCTTCAACTCAAGGAGAAATGGGTGCCGCTCCATGACGCCGCGGCGCGCTACCGGGCCGAGCACCAATCGAAAAAGCCCCTCGTCGTATGAAAATAAAAATCACCACGGGATTCCGCAAGGACCAACAGCACAGCATACCCGCCGAGGAGGCGCACAAGGCGTATTTTCTATTCCTTCACCCGGAAGCGCGGACCATCTTCTCCTCCGGGCTCGCGCTCAAGGGCTCCGACATTCAGGCAATCGAGCCCGACCTCGCCGGCTCGATGGGATGGAACCCGGAATATCGCATGACGCCGGACGATTGGAATGAGATTCACCGCTCCGGCCTCGAGGCGCGCATGGCTTTCGTGATGAGCCGGGCGAAGGAGGTGGCGCAGATATGCGCGCCGGAGGACCTCGCGCTTCCGCTCCCGCAACTCCTCGAGCAGAAATTCCCGCAACTCGCGGCGACCTCGGTGGTGAAGCATGACGGCCTTCGGAGCGTCGGGGAGATACTCAAGAAAAATGGATGAAGACGCTCACACTCACGCTCACCATAAAGACCGGCAAGCGCATGGAGGCCATGCGTTTCGAGAAGACCGGCCCGGACGACGAAATCGAGGTGCTCGCTTCCGCGGTGTCGACCATCTTCCTCAAGTCGAAAGAGGCGCTCAAAATGGCCGAGAAGCATCACGACGGCGGCAAGCTATTCCTCACCCCTAAACGCCATGCGAAGAAACGCTAAAAAGCGGGTGCGCCTTCCGCTCGAGCCCATCGAGGTCCGCTACCCGGACGGCACGACGCGCGGCATCGGCACCTACGACCCGAACCGAAACGAATTCAAGAAGTGGGTGCATGAGAGCACGCACCTTTTCCGAAAGCTCGATGCGTGGGGCATCGATGCGGAGATATTCACGGAACGGATGAAGGGGAAGAAAATGCGAATCGTCGTCGAGGACCGCGAGACGCGCATCACCTATCTCGCAAGCCCCATGCGCTTCGAGAAATTCGGGAAATTCTTTCACTTCAAGAGCGGCGCGACGGAGCGCTCGCATCGCTCGCAAATCTTCCTCCCTCGATGCTATTGGGACCGCGCCGGCGACCCCGCGGCGCTCGAGAAGCACAAGCCCCGGCCGCCCGAGCCCGAGGAGCGCGACCCGCTCGCCGACGAATTCCCCGAGGATGGACAATTCGAGGAGAGTGCGCTATAATACGCACCATGAAAACCCGGCCTCAATGCCCGAATTGCAATAGCTTCAAGAGCGTCTCCGCATCGACCCGCGGCCGCGCTTTTTCCGGCGGCATCGCGCTCATCATCCTCGGCTCCGCGCTCACTTTCTTCATCATCACCGCCATCATCGGCGTCCCGCTTTTCCTCCTCGGAATCCTCGTGTGCATCTCCGCGGCATTCCTCCCGGAGCACGGCGAGCGCGCGTGTCGGAATTGCGGCAATCATTTCACGGCTTCGGCCTAGGTGTGGATAACCGGGCGCTTGACTCTATATACCCATGGGTATATACTAGGCAAAGCCGGAGAGAAACGAAATAAGGCACTCGCCCCGGCGGCATCATGAAAGAAATATACGAAAGGACCGAGGGCGGAAATTTCACAAAGAGCACGGGATTCGGACACGAGAATCGAGACAATGCAATCATGCAAGCACTCGACCTCACGATGGACCTCATGCGCGAGCAGATAAAGAAAGGTCGTCGCGTCGAGATGCGCGCAACGCTCGGCTATGTCGGCAAACTCGCTTTCATCGTCTCATCCGCATCGGACGAAATTCTCGGCGGGTACGCGGTGGATGCAGAATAATATGGAGCAGGAATTCCGCGTCAGCACGAAAGGGAAGAAGCTCCTCGAGGTGAAGAAGCTCGCGCTCGCCCTCATGGGCGAGTATGGGCTCCTCGCGAACGGATGGACCTTCGGCTTCGATACGGCCCGCCGCCGTTTCGGAGTGTGCTACCACGGCAAGCGCCGCATCACGCTCTCCGCGGCTCTCGTCGAGCTCAACAGCATCGAGGAATCCCGCAACACCATCACCCACGAAATCGCTCACGCGCTCATGCCGCGCGGAGCCGGACACTCGCCGGGATGGGTCGCCATGCACCGCTCGCTCGGCGGGGACGGGAAGCGATGCTATGACTCCGCGGTGGTCGTGAAGCCGGCGGCGCCCATCGTGGGCGAATGCCCCGGCGGCCATCCGCATACCCGCTTCAAGATGCCGCGCCGGTCCGTTTCGTGCTCCGCGTGCTCACCGCGATACGATGAGCGATACAAGATAATTTGGAAGCGAATATGACGACTCTCCCCAAGCTCACATGCCGCCGATGCGGCCATCGATGGGTGGCCCGCGTCCCGGACCCGAAGACATGCGCCTCGAAGAAGTGCAAGTCCCCGTATTGGAATAAGCCCCGCGCCCATGGCTCAAGACCTTCTCGCCGGGCTCGATAGCGAAGCGCGGGTCGTCGTGAGCTCGTGGCTCGACGACCTCCGCTATCGCGACTCGCATCCCGCAATTCAGCGCGCCATCGCCCGGTCCATCGTGGCGACGCTCTCGAAGTATCGACGCGCGACGCGCCCGGACCGCATACTTCTCGGATGGGCCATCGACAAAATCGAGCACGGCTACTCCGTGGAGGACCTCATTTCCGGCGGCGGGCACGAGGGCGGCTATTTCGTCTCCATCGGCGTCGGCCGGCACGGCCTCCTCGAGAAGACGCTCCGCCCGGATGAGGTCGGCGTGCATATCCGCGGCCGCGGCGTGCATGTCGAGAAGCTCCGGGACCTTTACCGGCGGGCCGAAGCAGAGCGCACCCGGCGCCGCGCGCGGCAATCATCACTTTTCGCATGAACCCGCGCAAGGACCACACCCTCATCCCTTTCGGGACGAATCAAGGGACCAAATGGAGCGATGCTCCCGAGTCATGGCTCTACTTCATCGCCCGGCGCGCTACATTCCTCGGCCGGCTCGCCCGGAAGGAGATTCGCCGGCGAGTCGAGCTCCGCGGCGGGACCCCGCCTATTTGGTCCGACGAATAATCCACAATCTCCACACCCGCCCCGCCCGGCGGGTGTTTTCGTGCGCTATACTACGGGGACAGGTCGAATCTTTTACTCACCATCCATCACGCTAGCTACCATGGACGAACAGGAAAAGCAGGAATCCGGCGTCGACACTTCCGAGGAATCGGGTGCCGAGGCGGAGGAGTCCGGCACCGATACGGGCGCGGCCGAGTAGGCCATTTCTTACCCGGCCGGCCGCAAGCCGGTCGGACCATACACCAATGAGCGACAAAAACGAAGTCAGGTATAAGGGCACCATCGTCGAGAATCTTCCCGGCATTCTTTTCCGCATCGAAAGCGAGGGCCGGGTCGTGCTCGGCTATCTCTCCGGGAAGATGCGGCAAAACCGCATCGGGGTCGGAATCGGAGACGAGGTGCTTTTCGTGATGCCGCCGAATGCCGCACAGGCCCGCATCGTCCGCCGCGTATGAGCTACTCCCGCATCGATGAGAATTCATGCTCGGTCGATTTCGTCATCAAGGGGCGAAGCGATGACGAGATGGGGAATCCGCTCCCGAAAATCCGCAAGACCTTCCGGCAGAGGCACACGCCCGAGGTCGCCCGCTATATCGAGTGGAAGGAATGGGTCCGCGCCGCGTGCCTCGACGGGCTCGGGAAGAAAGGGGAGCGAGAGCTCATCACGCCCAAGACCTTCGCGAGCGGCAAGCTCCTCGATACCGGGAAGGAGCCGGCATTCATGCGTATCATGATTTTCTTCGCGGCCAAGGGCGCGCACCCGGACCCGGAAAATGTCTTCGGCTCTATCGCCGACGCGCTTTTCGTGAATGACAATCTCCTCTCGGGCGCCTTCTCCTTCGCGTATGCCGCACCGGGGAAGCCGCCGCGGGTCGAAGTGCATCTCGAATTGCCTATATGAAGCCCGACATCCTCTATCTCCTCCGGGACCGCGAGAGCAAGTGGAACGACGGAGAGCTCCGTTTCTCGCTCCGCTCCCTCAAGAATTTCCCGCATGGCCGCGTCTTCATCGCTTCCGGCCGGCGCCCGGAGTGGCTCACCGGCGTCGAATTCGTCGATGCGGCCGACTCGTATGAGAACAAGCTCGCGAATGCCGTCTTCAAGATACGGACCGCGTGCCGGGACCCGCGCATCTCGGAGAAATTCGTGCTCATGAATGACGACTTCTTCTTCCTCCGCGGCACGCCGAAGCTCGAGCCGTATACGCTCATCACCAAAGGCAAGAATGAGACGCTCGCCGCGATGGAGGAGGAGCACGCGACCAAAGCCGGGTATTATTTCGCCGCGACGACCCGCACGCGCCGCCTCCTCCAAGATGCCGGCATCACTCGCCCGCTCTCGTATGAGATGCACTACCCCATCGAGCTCGAGAAGGAGAAATTCCTCGCCGCGACCGATACGCTCGATTGGGAGGA